TTTTTCAATCCTCAATTACCCAATCGAATGTACGAGAATAATCCTGCATATAGAAATCAACCGACTAAAAGAGATTATCAAGACTATTTATGGGTATTCGGAGGAATAAGACGTTGATAAAATTTTTATATAGATTAACATTGTAAAAATGGCAGAGCAAGACAAAAATTTAACTATATGGCAGAGGTTATCGCAAACCTTTGGTCCCAACTCACTTTTGGGTCAGGATGTTCCTACCTACAAATTTGACAAAAAAGAACTTCTCAGAACTACAGATAAAGCTGAGTACGAAAGAGAAAAACTACAAGCAAGACAAACCGCCTATATTACACAACAATGGGCTAAGATTGAAAATAATCTTTATTCACAAGCCGTCTACTATGAACCAACAAGACTTGCGTCATATTATGATTATGAGTCTATGGAATATACCCCTGAAATTTCAGCAGCTTTAGACACATATGCGGAAGAATCTACAACAGTAGATGAAAATGGGTATATGTTACAAATTTATTCAGATTCACCGAGAATAAAATCCATATTGGGTGACCTATTTAACAACTCCTTGGATGTAAATACGAATCTACCAATGTGGACTAGGAATACCGCAAAATACGGTGATAACTTTGTATTCTTAAAGTTAGACCCTGAAAAGGGTGTTGTAGGATGTTTACAACTTCCAAATATAGAAATTGAAAGGATTGAAGTTGGAATGCGTGGTAGAGCAACTTCGGGAGCTGCTTTAGCTGGTACTGGAGATAAGGTTGAAGGTTTGACCTTCACTTGGAAAAACAAACAACTTGACTTCAAGAGTTGGGAAATTGCTCACTTTAGATTGTTAGGTGATGATAGAAAACTTCCTTATGGAACTTCTATGTTGGAAAAGGCTAGAAGAATTTGGAAGCAATTAGTTCTTGGTGAGGATGCTATGTTGGTATATCGTGTATCAAGAGCACCTGAAAGACGTGTATTCAAAGTTTATGTTGGAAATATGGATGACGGTGATATCCAACCTTATGTACAAAGATTTGCCGCTCAGTTTAAAAAGGATATGGTTACAGATCCAACAACAGGTAATGTAGACATGAGATTCAACCAAATGGCTGTGGACCAAGACTTCTTTATTCCTGTTCGTGATCCATCAGCACCTAACCCAATCGAAACTTTACAGGGAGCACAGAATCTATCTGAAATTGCGGACATTGAGTACATCCAAAAGAAATTGTTGACAGCTCTTAGAATCCCCAAAGCATTCTTGGGATTTGAAGAAGTAGTTGGTGATGGTAGAAACTTATCTTTACAAGACATTCGTTTTGCTCGTACAATCAACAGAATTCAGAAATCAATGATTGCTGAATTGAATAAAATCGCCATCATTCATTTATTTCTTTTGGGATTTGAGGATGAATTAGGTTCCTTCCAACTTAGTTTGACAAACCCGTCAAAACAGGCTGACTTGTTGACGATTGATGTATGGAAAGAAAAAATGTTGTTATACAAAGATGCGGTAATGCCGATTGAGGGTATTGCACCGGTATCTCAATCATGGGCTAAAAAACATGTTTTAGGTTTCTCAGATGAGGAAATCAAACTTGATTTACAACAACAGAGACTCGAAAAAGCTGTGGCAACAGAAATTCAAAATACACCTAACGTTATTACTAAAACAGGTTTATTCGATAATGTGGATAATCTTTATGGTAGTAAAACGCCTGTTACTGGTGAAACAACTACCGACGAATTTGGCATGGAGACTGGTACAGATTTTGGAACTCCAGAATCAACTCCGATTGAAGGAGAAGTACCACCGACAACAGGTGAAGTTACACCGGAAAGTAAAACAAAAAAAATGAACATGCTTTTCGAAAATGGTGATTCAACAAATATTGATGAATTAGACTTAGAAAAAGGAAGACGTTCTTTAGGGGAAATGGAGAAAGTTTTGGGCAAATTGATAAATTAATATATTTATAGAAAAATATATCAAATGAACTTCGGAGAAATTTTATCTAAAATTGAGTCAAAAATGGTATCAGCTTACGTGAATGGTACTATGAAAGAAGACACATTAAACTTCAAAAAAATTGTTTTGGAAAATAAAGCAATTAGTAGTTTGACTCACCTTTACACTGAACTCGACAAGAATCAAGGATTAGACAAAGAAACTGCCGAACTATACATTTCAGAATCAATCAGACAGATTGAAAAATTATTACCTAATCTAAACGTTTCTGATGTCTCTAAATGGATCAAAGATGTGGTTTGTGAGAACAAGTACAAAAACATCGACAATCTCATCTATACGTCTCCTACCACTATTTTAGAATCAGTTCAGAGTAGAAAAAGTTTGGTATCAACACTAATCCAAAAAACACAAGTAAAAGAATCAATTAATTTACCAATCGAAACAATTTTCAAAATTGCTGGAAAACAATTGGAAAATTATATCGAAAGTTTGGATGAGTCCACAAAAAATGATTTGGGTAAAGTATTGATGACCGAGGACACTGATTTAGAAGTGGAATATAAAGAATTAAAAGAAAAAACAATTTCATCACTCAAACTTATCGAAAGTGATGATGATGTTACTAAGAACAAACTACAAGAGACAATTTCTCAAATCACAAAAGAAGAATATAATAAAATAAATTACGTTCGTCTTTTCTCACTTTACAACAATATTCAATAAGATTCCGAATCTTTTTTTCTCTGAATATATTTTGCTTTATTAATTTCAGTTCTTCTGATTACAGATTTTTTTTGGAATTCTTTTCTGTTTTTAAGAATATCCAACTGTTTTGTTTTAATAACTTTTCCTTTTAGCACTTTTAGTGCTTTTTCTATGTTATTATTTTTGACTTCGACTATGAGCATATATTACTAAATAATACAAATGTTAATAAAATTTGACAAAACATCAAATAGATGATATATTTTTATCATCAATAAACATTTGTATGTCAAATAATATATGAAAAAAGGTAAAACTTCGCGAATTATCGGTTTCCCCGAAGCGAAGATCAACTACGGTACAGTCGACGCTAAACAACTAAAATCAATTTATCTAAATATCCAAAGTTGGGTCACCCCCAAACATGAATTTGAGAACTGTAATCGTGTGGTTTCAGATCTTAGTAAATCAATAAAAAATTCTGTATACGAAATAATAGATACTGGTCTATTCAAACCAAATTACATAGTGGACTTGGATCTACGAACAAGTGGAATAGTATACGGAAAAAAAAGTTTTATGAATTTAGAAATAACTTTTTTTATGGTGGGAGAAATTGATTTCAAGGACCCCAAAATTAAGTTTTCTCTCAAAAGAATTTGTAGAGAAATTTACCACAAAAATTTTATGCAAAACCCCAACTTTGAGTTCACACTCTCAAAAAAAGTAAAAGAACTATAATCAGTATATTTATATCTAAAAGATATCTATATGCGAATTTTAGGTCCAAGTGAAATTGGTAAGGGAATTTTGATTGAGATGGATGCGGGACATATATCCCCCACTCACGAATTAAACCGATCAATTATTGAAGAGTCCAACAAAAGTATGTTGGATTATTCCAAACCATTTGAGTTTTATGCCGTTCTTCAGAAATACAATACACCAAATAGAAATGGTCGTGTATATCCTGAGAGAATCCTCAAAAGAGAAGCGGATAACTACAAAAAAATGATTAACAAGGGTGTTGCCCTATCTGAACTCAATCACCCTGAATCATCACTAATTGATTTGGATCGTGTATCACACGCTATCACTGAGATTTGGTGGGATGGACATATCCTGATGGGTAAACTAAAACTTCTTACTTCACCAGGTTTCCACGAAAGAGGGGTTGTATCAACTAAAGGTGACCAAGCAGCTAACCTACTTCGTCAAGGGGTAACATTAGGTATATCTTCTCGTGGAGTGGGATCCTTGAAAAAGGTTGGGGAACAAAATGAAGTACAGGATGATTTCGAATTAATTTGTTTTGATTTAGTTTCATCTCCATCTACACCTGGTGCATATCTTTTTACTGATCCGAAAGAAAGAAATAATTTTGAGGAAAACTTAGAGGAAGAAAAAATGTCTAGAATGTCATCTACAGGTTCAGATACTGGAAAAGGAATGAATCGCTCTATTGACTTATTACAAAAACTTAATCATTATTTAGGAAAATAATTTTACACACATTAAATGGAAAACATGGAAGAAAAGTATTTCGTAGCAAAGATCATGTACGATCTCCCCGATGAGAACTCAGGAAAAATCAAAAAAATTAGAGAAGAAAAACTCGTAAAAGGTTTTAACGTTACTGACGTTGAGGCTAAAGTTACCAAGAGATACGAGGGATTTCCACACGATTGGAGAATCACCGCCGTATCTGAAAGTAAAATCGACGAAGTTGTAGAAAAGTAATTTTTACACTAACATAGAAAGAATCCTCCATCAAAAGTGGGGGATTCTTCATTTAATTTCATTTCTTATTATCAAAAAAAAAACTTTTTTGTATTTGGGTATATTTATAGAGTAAAAAAATAATCATTTAATAAATGGCAGAAAACAAATCTATAGTAGAGGAAGCACTACTCCAAATGAAAAATTTGGAACAAGTAGTAGCGGAGAATGCAAAAGGAATACTTGCTTCAACAATGAAGGAAGAAATCTCTGAACTAGTAAAAGAGTCTCTAAAGGAGGCTGAACACGCTGAGGAAATGGATGAGCAAGAAGAAGATATCTTAGCTTTGGACATGGATTCAGAAGAATCTGACGAAGAAGGTGATGATGTGGAAATGGATTCCGAAGAGGATGAAATGGAAATTGATTTTGATTCTGAGGAAGATGATGAACTACCAATCGACCTTACAGGTGCGTCTGATGAAGAAATTTTGAAGGTTTTCAAAGCGATGAGCGATGAAGACGGTATTATCGTTACACAAGACGATGATCAAGTTCATATTGAAGATGAAGATGCTGACGTAGAATATATCATCCAAATGGAAAGCGAAGAAGAGGAAGACTCTATGAGCGACGAATTGGATGAACAATTGGACATGGATGTTGATGTTGAAGAAGATGAAATCTCAGACGAGGAATTGGATGCGATGATTCAAGATATTTTCAACGAAACAGAAATGGGAGAAGGTGAGGAATACGACCATTACAGAGATGCAGAAAAAGATGATGCGGCTCATATCCGTGATTTAGAAAAGGATATGGAAGATGATTCTGAGTATACTGAAGAAATGGATGAAGTAGTTTATGAAATCGAAATGGACGAAGAGGAAGATGAAGACTCTGACGATATGTCCGAATCAAAAATGACGATCAAACCAGTTATGGGTAACACCAAACCAGCAAAATTAACGACTAAAGCAGAAACTAAGGAAGCGGCAATCGAGCCTAAGGGTAAAGCTAAAGGAGTTGGTATGAACTTACAACCTAAGAAATTCGAATTCACTGAAGAGGAAATGGAAGAAGGAAAGGATTGGGGTTCTAACAAACACGAATACAAGCGTAAGTCTGTAGACGGAGTCAAGAAAAAGGCTGGTGAAGGTAAAGATGGTCACTATAAAGACTACGAAGGTAAATTCGGAGGAAATAAAGGTGACAAATCTAAAACTCATCCTGGAAAGAAAGATTACGAAAAGTCTGAGGCTAAAGAAGCTGCAAGAACTTACGGAATGGGTTCTAAAGAAGGTCGTGGTTTGAGAAAAGGTATCACTAATAACCGTAACTACGTTTATGGTGATAACGGAGTCAAAGTTGAATCTATCAATAATGAAGTCCAAAGATTGAGAGAGAAAAACGAAGAATATCGTAAAGCTCTTAACGTGTTCAGAGAAAAATTGAATGAAGTTGCAGTGTTCAACTCAAATTTAGCATACGCTACAAGATTGTTTACAGAACATACAACTACGAAGCAAGAGAAAATTAACATATTGAGAAGATTTGATGATGTTGAATCTTTGAAAGAGTCAAAGTCTCTTTACAATTCTATCAAGAATGAACTAAACACTACGACTCAAAATGTTGTAACTGAATCTGTAAGTAAGATTGAAAAATCACCAGCTTCAGGTTCAGCACAAAATCTAATTGAGTCAAAAACGTATGAGAATCCTCAGTTCTTGAGAATGAAGGATATTATGCAAAAAATCAATAAATAAAACCTAAAAAAAAATATTAAAAATGGGTGCATTATTAGAAAGTGGTCTTGTTGGTAACATCGGCATGAAGCATTTGAAAGTTATCAAAGAAGACACAATCAACAAATGGGACAAATTAGGATTCTTAGAGGGTCTTAATGGTCACTTAAAGGAAAACATCGCACAGTTGTATGAAAACCAAGCTTCACACTTAATCAATGAAGCTTCTTCTACTTCTGACTCAGGTTCTTTTGAAACTGTAGTTTTCCCAATCGTAAGAAGAGTATTCTCTAAACTTCTTGCAAACGACATCGTATCAGTACAAGCTATGAACCTACCTATCGGTAAGTTGTTCTACTTTGTACCACGTATCCAAGGTTACTCTGGTGGTACTTGGGACGGTGCAACAGGTGGTAGTGGTGATCACTACGCTCCTGTAGGTTCTCCAGGTAATTATCCTGGTGATCCAAACAAAGGTTACGGTACTGACGTTGACGCAGGTACTTACAACCCAGCTTACACTAAGGACTTGTATGACTTGTTCTACGAAGGTAACGAAGCTGCTTTGAATCCTCCTGGATTATTTGATTACTCAAAAGGTAAGTGGTCTGCTATTACAGCTCCTGTAACAACAGTTGCTTGGACTGGTGGAGCATTAGTTGCTTCTGCGTATACAAGTG